TTGCTTTGTCTTATTATGATTTTGATTTATTAAGTGAGTGGTTGCCTAAAGATAAATATAGATGGGAGAAGAAAGAATTTAATAAGGCGGCAGGAGCACAGAAAGGTAAGAAACAAAATAAAGGCACAGAATTACTTATTATGAATTATTAATTTATATCTTTGCTGTATGAAATATAATAATATAAAAAGATTATTGAATCAGCATATTGAAAACGGTGTTAGGTCTTTATGGACATTTAACGAGGCAGAGCCAGAGTTTACAATGATATATAACACATATAACGACAACCTAACTATATACACTCCACAACAACTTATTACTTATTTAGATGACAAAGAAAGAGAAAGAGCATAGTAAATACTATTATGAATATGATAGGAATATGAGCACAACATTAGACACAATGACTAATACAGATAAACATTTATTAGCTAGAGATAAAAGAGTTCCTGAATACTATAAGGGTAAGAATGGATATCAAGCAAGAAAAGTTTGTGATAACTTTGATTTAACTTACCATCTAGCAACAGCAACCACATATATATTAAGAGCTTATAAAAAACATGATACTCCTGTTGATTGTATTAAGAAAGCAATAGCTCATTTAGAATTTGAATTAGAAAAAATTAACGAAAAGTAAAAATATGACAACAATTTATATTATGTTAGCAGCAATTATCTTATGGCTCATTGGAGTTGATATAAGATATTATCGGCTTAGCAATAAAATAAGTATTATGCATAGTACAGATAAAAATCTTTTTGGACTTGTTAAATCTATAAAAGAATCAAATGAACAAAAAGAAACAAAAAAAGAAGAAGATAAACCAGAAGTTAAACGAAACAACAAAAAACGGATTATCAAAAAGTCAAAGCGAGTACGAACTCCAAAAAGCAGTAGTTAAATACCTACAGCTTCAATATCCCCTAGCTAAATTCTGCGCTAGCTTAGGAGGTATTAGAACATCCTATACCCAAGCCGTAAAAGCGAAAGCTAGCGGTTACATTAAGGGATTCCCCGACCTACAAATCTGCTACCCTACTAGAAAATCATGTGGTCTTTTTTTAGAAATAAAGAAAGATAGAAAATCTTACGCCTCAAAACATCAACACGAATGGATTGAATATCTGAATGAAGTTGGATATACAGCTAAAGTGTGTAAAGGATTTGATGAGTGTAAAGAAGCTATTGATGATTATATGTATAAGCAGTATGATGGGGGGAAGCTATAGAGGAGGGGGTATAGAGG